CTAATACCAAGAATACATACAGTGCCTACATCAAGTTTAAATTCTGCTTTCATTTTGCCAACGATAGGTAGGGTTGACTGCGCTCTTGAATTTGCACTAGTTGTAGTGGCAACAGTTTTATTACCATTACTATAAGTTATTGCGCTTTTAACTAATGGATTAGCTAAACCAAATATATTTGTTGGAGTATGAGTTGTAGTCGTAACAGTACCATTATTTGAAAAGTTATTACCTTCACCACTAGCATCTGTTTGAGCATTTGTAGTATTGTCTAAGTAGAAACCATTTGTGCCAAATGTTAATGTTTTAATGTCATCAGAACTCTTTGGTGTCCAATATAAACCAGATGAATCATATTCTCCAAAACTAAAAGGTGTTAATTGTAGACCATCAATCCATACTGTTTCGGCAGCATAGCCTTCTAATCCACCACTTCCAGTAGCACCATCATACGGACCTAGATTATTAACAACACTAGAAGTATTAAAATCATTTACAAAATTTAAACTAGGATAATTTGTTGTTGCTAATGCAGTAACACGTTCACCATTAATATAAATTATAGCTCTATCGTCTTCGACAGCTTGAGTTGTATCTATAGCCACAACAATATGAATCCAGCCAATATCACGGAAGACTTGCGTTGTAGCTAATTGCCAATCATACCCACCAGAATAATTATAAACGTGTAAAGTATTATCAGTTGGAAAATAAATTTGAAATAATTGAGTGCTACTTATATAAGCTGCAAATACACTGTCTTGATTTCCGGGTGTAGTTCTATAAATCCAACGGGAAAGAGTACCCTTTTCTTCTACACCTGTTGAGCTAGGCGTTCTTGCTAAATAATTTGTACCATTAAACAAAGCTGAGTTGCCTACTGATACTAAGTCATCAGAAGAAGGTGCGGTGAACCATTGATTATTAGAAAATACCATTATGCAAACGCCAGTTGTGGTGCTCCAAGTTGTATTGAACCAGAAGCCTTTACAAAATAAGGAAGAACATCTACCGCACTTGCTGCTGTTGAAATAGTTAAACCTCCACCAGCAGGTGTTTCATAGTCTGTTCCTAATGTTAATGTTCGGCTACCCGTGCCATCCTGTATGATAACAATGACCCCAGATTGACCCACTGATTCGGTGCTAGGATTTGCTAGAGTAACATTACCAGTAAACGTCAGAATAAAGTTTTGATAAGCATTGAAGTCTAAGGTAACACTTCCTGTATTTGAAGTGTCTGTTAAAGTTGCCCCCAAAGCTGCTTTACCAAAAGTAGTCATCTGGTTTTCATCGATAGATATAGCAGGTGTCGTTCCCACTGCCGAACCGAGACCTATCACAAGGTCATCAGCACTATCATCGAGGCCAATATAGTAATCTTGAGCATTGCCATTATAAACCAGTTTTGTATCTTCAGCAGTACCATCACCTATGGTTACAGATGCCGCAGGAAGTACAACAGCTTGGTTCTCGTCAATTGTAATTGCTGGTGTTGTTCCTACTGTTGAACCAAGGCCGATAACTAAATCGTCCGCGCTATCATCAAGTCCTATATAAAAGTCTTGAGCATTGCCATCAAAAACAAGTTTAGTATCTGCAGCCGCACCGTCACCAATTGTAACCGAATCATCGTCTAAAGTAAGAATTGAGTTCGTTCCGACTGTAGATCCAACACCGACAACTAGTTTGTCTGCGCTATCATCAAGACCCATGTAAAAATCTTTGGCATTTCCATCATAAATTAATATGGTGTCTTCAGCCGTTCCATCACCGATTGTGGCTTTGGCTGCAGGAAGAACTACCGCTTGGTTTTCATCAATACTGATAGCAGGAGTTGTACCAACAGCAGATCCTAAACCTATTACAAGATCATCTGCGCTATCGTCTAAGCCCATGTAAAAGTCTTGAGCGTTACCGTCAAATACAATCTTAGTGTCTTCAGCCGTTCCGTCACCAATTATGATAGAATCAGAAACATACAGGTTAGCTAACGCATCAACGACTGCTGCTCCACTTCCTGCTCCGTCACAATATACAACAGCAGTTTTACCGTTTGGAACCGTTATGTTTGCCCCAGAACCTTGAGAAAGAATAACGCTGTAAGGTCCACTGGAACCAGAATCTGTTGTTGCGTTTATAATTATAAAATAAGCAGCAGTAGTGTTAGGAGCTATTGTTACAGTATTGTTAGCTCCCAAAGCACCCGTAAATTTAATTACTCGATACATACCATCTTGAAGGTTTTCCGTTCCTGATCCAGGAGAAGCTTCTCTAACTGTCAAAGTATGAGTGCTACCAGAAAGCCCCACTGCTTTATATGCTGCTATACGGTCTAAAATATCAAGGTTATGGTTAGTAGTTGTTCCCCACGCTCCTGACTGTTCTCCAGACCCTATTTTTTCTATTCCGTAACTTGTTGTATATGATGATGCCATATCCTTATCCTATGCCGCTATTTGTGTCCAATTAGGTGTTTGAGAAGTATTTATAACTCCATATCCCGGTGTTTGAGAAGTATTAATCTCTTGCCAAATATTCATCGACCCTACTTCTGTTATAGCAGATACGCCATCTATTGTAATGGTATATATGTTATCTACAGATCCAACCGCCGTTGCCGCTGAAACACCGCTAGGTGTTAAAGTTACATTTGAAACAGTTGCGTAAGTAGGAGATCCAACCGCCGTTGCCGCTGAAACACCCGTAACGTTTGTTGCAAAAACAATCGTTGTTGAGCCAATTGCCGTTGCCGCCGAAACACCACTTATTGAAATCGGAAGTGCATCGTCCCAAGCACCTTGATCCCAAGTTCCTCTATTCCATCCAGATATTGCAACATCTGTAGTTGCTGTCCCGCCCATACCAGAATGATTTGTACAATAATAGTATAAAGTCGGTGCGCCTACCGCTACTTGGATTTGAGTATACGCTCCTGAAGATCCTGGAGTTCCTGAAGTAGTTACTCCTGTAGTGTACTCTGAACCACTGTTGTGAGAACCATCTGAAGTTGTAGACAATCGTAGAGGATGCCCAGAATTTGAACTATCCGATTGATCAAATTTATAAACTGCTCCTTCTACTAAGTTTAAACTAGCTTGTAAGTTACTGTTAACATAGTATTTATTACCACTTCCTGGGTTACTAACGGTTATGGTAAAAGTTGTTGTCATTATGCAATCCTAATTAAAGCACTGTTAGCATCATTTGCTGGCATTTGAATAGTAAAGTCTCCAGCACTTGAAGATTTGTCACCGCCAAAATTAATAACTGCAACCGAAGGATTGGCCGCATGATTTGTAGTAGATCCTGTTCCGGCGGTGCTTAAAGTACTGTTATATATTAAAGCTCCTCGAGCATTACTAATGGTTGAACTTGACCAAGTAGTATCAGCACAATCGACAAAAGCTGTTGGTACAGAACTACTGTTATCAGCTAATCCAATCGTTATGCTTGCTAACGTGTTACCGCCAGCCGTGTAATTTGTACCGCTAACTTCATTTCCAGTAGTATATCCAGTAGTATCAGCGTCAATAGAAGAACTATTAGTAAACATTGCAATTTTAAAAGCGTCCGCTGAAATAGCACTAGACCCTGTTCTGGTATGAGCGGTCAGAAAATGAATGCCCGCTAATATTTCTCTTTTAAATGTTCCGCATATTGCAGAAGTACCCACAGCCATATCAAAGTCTCCTTATTATCTCAGCTATATCATGATGGCCTTGTTTCTTCATCAAAGCCCAAATTGTTGTTCTTTCACTTTGTGCCATACTTTTCATATAATATATCAGTATCTCTTTCAACATATCTCTGTGAGCCATAGCCTGATCTCGTATGACAGGAGGGGCGTTCTCACTAACTGACATAATTCTATTTAAAGCCATATCCGCAATTTGTTCAGGAGAGTGTCCACTTTCATTAGATGTGTAAACCATAACATCTCCTAGATCAGAGGAACTATTTGCATCAAACATTATTCAACTTCTCTCCTAACTCTGTCGTATCTATATTGATCTCTGGTATCCCTTCCTTCACCAAGATTTTTCAGCCATCTTACCGATTCTTGAAATCTACCATTATAAACACTTAATAAAGCTTCTTCACCTTTCATGAAAGTATAAGCCTCAACCAAAGACCCATACAATAAAGCTAATTCAGCATTTTTAGATAACCAAGTTTCTCCGCTATCGGCTCCTTGAGTAAGAGAATCCGGACGATAATAATAATGAAGCTCTACACTAAGCCCTGAAGAAGGTGTGGGGGCTACCATAAGAGAAGTGCTATCCCAATCTCCATAGTACAAAGGAGTCCCTGTAGTAGCGGGGTTTGGGGTATAGTCCTGTAAAAAAGTAACATGCTTATACAGTAAAAATTTATTCTTTGAGTCTTCAATAACGCTTAAAGACATTGACGATAGATAATCATCTGGCTTAGTTAAAAATTTAACAGAAGCAGAAAGAGTTCCTGTTTGGTATTTTCTAAAAACATCTAATTGTACTTCTTTAAATATTCTTTCTTCTGCATTAATAATAAACCTTGGAAGTTGGCTTACAAAAGTAGTTTCCGTATTCTGTGTATAATCTTGTATTGCTGTTTTTAAAGTTGCTAAAGTATAAGCCATATTACGCACTCACCGTTACTGGTCCAGCGGAAGCATTTGCACCGCCCCCTCTTATATTTCCTGTAGTAGCTGTTTCAGAAGAACTACTGCTACTCACATTAAAACTGTAACTGTCAGATTGAGCACCGCCAGATCCAGCTATTTTAGTTATACTATATCCTGTGCTATATTCTATAGCAGATGATGTAAATCCGTCAAAATTTGAAACGCTTCTAAATCTAACAGTGTCTCCAGTTTCTCTTGAATGACCTGGTTCTGTAACTGTAATAACTGCTGATCCGGAAGATCCTGATTTAAAAGCATTTTCTTCTAACAGTACTTCTACAGCAGGTTCTACTCTATCCGGTCGAGCATTTCTTAAAGCTTCTGGATCAGCAACAGCCCGTCTAGGAGTAAGTTGAGGCTGTTTAGTTTCAAACTCATCTCGTCCCACTAATAGACCCGTCCATTCTTTTACTAAATCCCTTACTCTGTAGGCTCTACCAGAACGATCTGATATTCCTAGAGCGTGTTTTCCTGAAGCATACCTAGGCATTACGACACATTTAAAGATGAGTAAGTAGGGACAAGCCGTAGAGCAACTCTTTCTCCGTCTTCAGAAGCTGCTCTTTGAAATTCTTCTTCGTAAATATCTTTAAGAACACCAATCCTATCAGGCGCTTTTTTAATGGCTAAATAATAAGCAAGACCAGCCGTTAAACACGGCAGAAAACGAAACGGAATGTCTGCATCATTAACCGCATCATCTGTATCCTGCATTCTTTTTACTCTGTAGTAAATAAGTTGATCTGTAGAGTTTTCAGGCGCTGACCATAATGTAATGGTTGGAGTTATCTGTCTGTCCACATAAAATTGAGAAGGTCTTCCTTGAGTTGTTTTATCAGATATACCCATATAGTCAGATCTACCGATACGAGTTATTCCTAAATCAGACCCACTGCGCCTAATAAC